AAAGATAATCTTTCATACTCATCTTCGGTAAGCCTTGTACCGTTACCATGTTGGTCGGTTGCTGTCTTAGCTACTGCGCCTGTCGCTGTGTACTTGGGTGATAGTATTTGGGTGGTAACTACAGGCCGGAACTCTTCCTGAACCTCTTGTTCTAAGTCATGTAGTTTAGTTTCAAACATAGCCATCAAGCCCATAACTTTTTGCACATCTAATAAGAAACCGTTTGTGCGCTGTTGGTCTATGATCTTAGCTACTGCATGTTCTATCTGCACTGACTCAGGTGTAAAGCCACGGCTCTCAACCTTCAACGCCTCGTAAACTTTAGTGTTAAGCACGACATCGTTCTTGCAATACTCTAACATCTCAGGTGTATAAGCATCCCAAGCATCATCTTGTTTTCCAAAGTCACCCTTCTTAAAACCTAGGCGGTATCCCCATCCTTCAAGGCCGTGGTTCCCTTCTCGTGTTGGCTTGAATAAGCGTGACAGAACCAAGGTATCAACAATTTTCTTATCAAACAAATCAACACCCGCTATCTTTTTAATGACAGGAATGTCGTAGCCTATTATGTTGTGTCCAATTAGTTTAGTTGCAGAAGATAACATGTCGTAACCTTCTTGCAGTTGGGTGTTGTCAAAGGTGAAGACATCCATAGTGTCTACGTCTTGAGCAACAATACAGAAAACCTTAGTGGGATCTAAGCCGTCTGCTTCTATATCAAATACTAAGTTACTCATATTATATCTCCGTCAAACTGTGATTCATCATAGTCGTCCATCTCTTTAAGTCTGCCTGTCTTACTATCGTACAGTAGATGTGAGGCAACGCCAACATCTCCAGTATACCTAGACTTCAACACCCTGACCTTAGTGGTCGATGCTTCTATCTCGTCTTCGGATTGTTGGTTACGCTCCAGTGCAATCACGCAGTCTGATAACTGAGCAATACTTTGTGATCCTCTGAGATGATTAAGCCCTGTCTCTATGCCGTTCTCGTGACCTCTGTTGCCCTCTACTCTACGCAAGTGAGACACCAGTATCATACCACAGCCTGTCTCTTCTACCATAGTCCTGAGACGATGCATGATGCCGTCAATAGCTTTACGCTCATCGTTTTCTAATGTAGATAGAACTAACATGTGAAGGTGATCAACTACAATCCATTTACAATCTAGACCGATGATCATATATCGTAGCTTACTGAAGATGTCTTCTAGGTTATTAACACCGTGATGTGCATGAATCCAAACACGACCATCGTTGTCACCCATAAAGACTTTCTTAAAGCAATCGTCTAACTGGTCGTCTGTGTATTGAGCCTTGACACTATCAAGGTGAAGCTTAGCGTTAGCCTCTACTGCCATGATACCTTCAGCAGTACGTGACCAGTTCTCCTCCAGTGCTACAACACCTACGTTATCTTCTGTATTATTAATCAACCAGTGTTCAATCTCTCTGGTTACTGAGGACTTACCCAAGCCTGTTCCACCTGTAAGGGTGACTAACTCACCTGCTCTCATACCTTCTAGCTTAGTATTAAGACCACGCCACGGGTAAGGTATAGCTGTTTTCTTCTCTAGTCTTAGCTGTTGATAGGCTTCAAACTGATCAGATAGATTTAATACACCGGAAGGCGTATAGACTTTAGCATCCCAGAAAGAACTGACGTATGCGGCGTGTCTACCTTGACGCAACATATCGTTAGCGTCTTTGTAGTCCACAGGCAACGTCATTATCTTAGCTTTCTTAGGGGTTAGTAGCTTTGCAATTGCTTGAGCGGCATCCTTGCCCACCTTGTCGTTGTCAAAGTTAATGACAACAGAATCAAATGACTCAAGGTACTCAAGACTATGCTTAACATCAGCAACGCCTCCTTGCGCTCCTGATTTTATAGATACGACAGGCCACTTACTACCCATAAGTTCGTAAGCGGCCATTGCATCGCACTCGCCTTCTGTTAATGTTATAAACTTACCACCCGCTTTGAATAGATTCTCTCCAAACAAGCCAACTTCTTTTGAGCTTCCTGCCCAAGAAAAGTTTTTATTCTGCATACGAATTTTAGTTCCTGCTAACTCGTGTCCATTGTAATACGGGTAATAATGCTTATCAATCTTACCGTTAACTGTAGTCGATCTAACACCGAACTTCTTAGCTGTAGCTAAGCTTATCTTACGGTCAGTCAGTTCGTTAAAAGAAGCGGTAGGGTTGGGTGAAGAGGAGAGCCTTGAACTATTCTCCATCGGGGTCTTCCTTTGATACCCTTTTAAATCCTTTGCGGTATCTGGTTGGTGTACTTCCGCTGTACTATAACTATGAAAATATTTCCTACAAACAAAACAGTAGGCCGACCCATCTGAATTGATGGAAGCCCCGTCAGTAGACCCACATGAATCATCCTGACAGGGTTGGTGCAGTTTAACGAAAGCCATTCGGCTTACTCCTCGGTGGTTTCTACTTCCTCTGTAGACAATGCCTCTTCCGTGAGGTGGTTAGATTTAAGATCAGTCATCAATGCAACTGTCGCGGCTTGCATCAACCCCACAGTCATTGAAGCTTCTCTAAGGTTTTTATTTGCTTCTACTAGGTGGTTTAGAACTGCCCTACCCTCGTCTGAGAGTAGGTCTGATTCATATTCCACGCCATCCATTGTTACTATAGTCATTACAACTCGTCCTCCATTTCACTATCAAGTACGTCAAACTCCGCGCCGTCTGCTGATCCAACTTCTATTAAGCTGAGAACCTGCATAGCTTGAAAGTCTAACCCGTAAAAGGTCTTGCCTTTCCATTCCGATTGCCATTCTTTATACTGAACTTTAACTTCAGAACCGTTACCTATTCTAGCATCTAATGGATTTTTATATGCGTCCACTAATCGTGGAGCAGGTCGTATCATACCATTAGGGCCATTCACTTTGCGTTTGATTACAATCGCAGGGCCTTCATCCATCTCCTTAATACTAAATCCTCGTGATTTAAAATCTTCAGCAGTAACCTCATCAACAACTAGATTAACAGAATACACTGGTTCAAAAGTTGTGTTGGGTGTAGTTGCTGATACCCAGTAAGCTGTACCTTGTAATATTGCCATGTCGCTTTTCCTTTTATTGGTTTTAAAATTGAATGTGGATTGTACCACGGGTAAATAAAATATGCAAACTATTTTTTAAACGCTGTCTGCATTAGCGTATCGTACTCAGTACTATCAATTATAAATTGTATTACAGTTTGCTCCTTAACATTATACATAGCACACGCCCTGCTTAATGGAACCTTACCATCGACTACATCTGTCGCGGCTCTAGCTGTTGCAATTGCGGCGGGGCTTGGGCTACCTGATATGCTTTCTGCAAACATTATTTCTTCTCCTCGTCTATCATAAGCTCTGAAATGTATAGCAACTTAATTGCAACTGCAAGCGTCACTGTACCTACAAACAATAATATTATATCGTATATCATACTCCACCTCTTAGTAATAAAACAAAACAAAATGCACATACATAACCTATTGCACACACCACTATAAACCTTATAACTCTTACACCTGCTACTGGTTTTGGTTCTTGCTCTAACACATTATTTTTCATCCATCTCAGAAACCCAAGGCCAGTGTCGCTCAGAAAGTTTATTGCCTTTGTCTTCATCTTCTTTTATCTCCTCTCTATTGTATTTAAATATAGCATCAAAGTTAGAGCTATACTTCTCCGCATTTACTTTGCGTTGCCTGTCTCCTTTACCGCCATGTGTTGCGTTACTCATCCTTCACCTCGTCCTTAATTCTTTTTAATATTAAGCAACCTGTGTCACTAATCTTTAGTTCAAACGTGTCACCAATATCATAGCCCTTGGGGATTGACACGCCATCGAACTCAATCCCCTCTTTGTCTACATCAAACAGATAGCCCACATACTTCACGGTTAATCCTCCTGTAAATAAACCTGACCGAATGTTATAACACAGAAAGGAAGACTTAGAACTGTGCCTTCAAACTGTGCTACATCGTATTTATCAGCGCCGTCTAAGACAACCCACACAGCCCGACTATCTGTAAACTCTAAGTCTAAACCTACGCCATTACGCAGGTTTATACTCAAGCTATAGTTTCCAAAAGTTTTTGTCATGCTACGCCGCCTTCATTAAAAATGGATTAGAGCGTACAGCTTTACGTACAACCTGTTGCCTGTCATGTTGTATAGCCGCTATGTTCTGCTCACTTGATTTCCTAACAGCACCAAAGTGTGTTGACCAATCAGTCATAGCATTGTACACAGCCCAGTAGTTAGAGCCAAGTCTTTTCTTATATACATTAGAATATACATTCCACATATAGTTTAGGTTTTCATTACGTCTTGGAAGGCTAGACAGTACAGTAGCAGGATCTAATAAAGTAAAGCCTGTCTCTAGCTTAACGTCCAGTGAATCTGCAAAGAACTTTAAAGCTTCCATTTCTCTAACTTGTGTTTGATTCCACTGCAACCATAGCTCTCTCTCATTGTGGAAAACATCTAACGCCTTATTAATTATACGACCACCCATCTCAATATCTAAAGACCTAGTGTGCTTAGATTTGTACACCGCTACCTCGCCACCTACAAATACTTGAAGGTTAGTACAGGCAAACTGGGTAGCGGCGGCACTCATCATATGTAACCACGACCCATCATAAGAAGAGATGCAAAGTAAACTTAACGATGCCGTATCTCCATCGGGTGTATCGAAAGTATAAGCAGGAAGTGTGGTTTGAATCGCAATTCTAGAACCATTGTGACTTGTCTGTATGCTTTCTTTAATACCTGTAGTATCAATAGGTGAACGCTCCAAAACATTCCGAAGGTTATCAACTAACTTTCTAGGTTGTGGTGCTGTCCTGCCGTGACCTGCAACACCTAACTCCTCGCCAGTATCAGTACGATAGATAACAGACTTAGAACTAACGCGGCTATCTAAATCTAAAAGCTGACCACTACTATTACGTGCAACATAAGTCAAGGGTGTTGTTGCAACCTCAAAGTCTGCTGAACCATAACCTTGATCTCTTAACGCTTGTATTGATGTGTTGTTGTTAAACATTGTTTGAATATTATTCATTTTGTTTCTCCAATTGTAAAATTAAATACGAAAGTGCTTGACAACAGTTTTTAAACTGTTAAAATCTATAAAGTTCTTCTAAAATAACTATTAGATATATCTATAAGTATCTTATACAAACTTTAAAGAATGTATACAAACTATAAAACTTTAAAGTAAATAAATAAGAATCAATCCTTATCTGTATAAATTTCATAGTGTGTGTCAATAACTGCACGGGTTTCTACGGGGTAAGTGTTTCTAGACTTTGCATATCTTATAGCATCTTCTGGACTAGAAGCAGGAACTAATATAAGACTACCTACAACTTCAGACACCATAACTTTATAAGTCTGTATTGGTTGTTCAGTATCTATTAGCATGGTGTATCTCCTACCTTTGATTGTAATTCCTTATGCAAGTTGTTAAGCCTTCTATACTCCTTGCTTAGAACCATTGACCCTCGATCACTTAGCTCAACGCAGTTTAAATCGTCAAGGATCTGTTCTAAGGCCGAAGAGACTAACTCAAATAAAGTTTCATTATCTTTCATCTTGTATACTCCTTATAGTTTGGATCAATTGTTGTTAGTTGCTGTCGCAACCAGTGCATTGATAGCTGTTCACATCTTCCTTCTAAGTTGCTATCAGGCTTAGAATATTTAAGGGCTAAGAAGTTATTATTTACTTCTACATGACGGAAACGCGCCATCCTACTACACAGAGTTTTAAGCCCTACCTCTGCAACCTGAGAGTATTCTTTTAAACTGTAGTAAGTACCAGTATGAATCTCAGGGTGTTCTCCTACAAACTTAAATGTTTTTATGTTCATTGCTATCTCCTATATAAGTTATTATATAAAATGTACCGCCACGCTGTCCAATCTTATGTGCATCTTCTATGGTATCAGCGTACTGAGTACAGCCCATCTCATGCCAATCAATAGCCCACATATTATCTCTCCACTGTTACTTTGAAATCAATTGCATCTATCTCAGATTTGACAGCATCTATGATCTGGCTCTCTAAATCTATATCATTTACAGCTATGTCAACCATCTCATCTGCATCACAGGTATCAATCTTATCTTCCAGACTGCTTTCAACATCATCTAACCTAGAGTCCATGTCATCTATCCTCATGCTTAGTTCTGTAACCGTTGACTCTTCGCCGTCATTATACTCAGGACTAGGGCTGTCTAGATAAAGCTGTAATCTGCGTTCAAGGTCTGCAATCCTATTAGCATCGCGGATATGAATCTCTTCCATATCTTTTAGCCAAGGTCTTATATTACTTTCAACTTTACTATCTATCCATAGTTCTACTGCTTCAATTAAAGTTTTCATTTGTAACTCCTAGTTATATTAGTTTTAGAAAATCTTACTATCCAACATTTAGCACAGTAATAACTGCTTCGTACTATTACATCTGCATTTTTACCACATTTACATTTTGTCATGCTAGTACACCATCTCCACTTCATCAATACATTTAGGCCATTCAGACGGCTCATGACTATCATGG